TTTTCAAGTCAAGAAAAAGGTAAAAAAGGTAAACAAACTTAATTTATACACTCTCAATCTCTTATTCTACAAGGAAAAAAGCCGTGTTTACCATTTTCGGGGTTGAGGTAAACAAAGGTAAACAAGGTTACAAATCACCCAAAACAACAACAGAAATGAAAAAGACACTGGAACAAATCGAATTTGCAACGCTCATTGACGAGTTGATTGCAAAAGGTCAACGCGTGGAAATCGAAAAGGTGGAAAGTCTGGACGGAAGGAAAGGCTTCCGGGTTTCCCACGTCATAAGACACGCCGGGAGCAAACGCGGGGAAGTTGAAGATTCCCCACTTGAAGCCGTCCGTTCAATCGTTGACAGGTTGCGGGAGGAAGCAGGGGAACCAACGCTTGCGGAATCCGCCAACGCCTCCCAACTGGCGGACGAGCAACACGCGGCAAGCCCCCTTGTGGAAATCGGAACCGGCGCGGCCTGTTCATGCGGAAGCCGCAAGCCTTTAATCATGGAAAGACGTATCAAGCTTGAAGTCCCTTGGCAAACAGGGAAGCCGGAGCTTGACCGCGTTTTTGGTTTGATGGGCATTGAAGGCATACCGGGCGGCGGTGAAATAGGAACTTGCCCGGATTGCGGAAAGAGCTATCGTTTCGGCGCATGAACACCCAACCCGCAAGATACATGAAGCCGCTTTCAATCGTCACGCCCGCCCGCCCAACCCCGCGCAAGACCGCCTTGGAACTCCGCCTTGACCGTTACCGCCGGAGGGGGCGGGCTGTTGTCGCCTTCCTTGCCCTTGGGGGCGTCTTCCTGCTTGCCGCCGCCCTTCCTTGGCTGGACGTTCCCCCCGGCGTTGCTTTGGGCGTTGTCGCGCCTTTGGGGGCGTTCTCCGGCGGTTGGTTCATCTTTACCCTTTGCCGCCTCCGGGGATGATATTTCAAGAGAAACACCCGGACACGGGGGAAACCGTTTGGGGTTGCCCCCGGCTTTCCAGCCATGGGGCGGGATGGCTCATTGATTGGTTCCGGGCGGATGGCGGGGACAAGGCGAACGCCCTTGAACTCCCCGCCGCCAACCTTCCCCTTTGCCGGGGACACGCCAAAAAGATACATGTTGGCGAGTTCCTGAAAAACGGCGGAACGCTCCGGGCAAAGGTCAACCGCTTTTGCAAACTGCTTGAAGGAACCGTGAAACCGGACTTCAAGGGCGCATGGCTGGACTTCAAACCCCTTGGCGAGTAATGGCAAGGATGCAACCCCAAGACCTTTGCCGCTCCGGCGCGGAACACGGGGAACAGTCCGCCCTTTTCTGTTGGATCAACTCCCCGGAAACACGGGCGGAGCTTCCCGCGCTCTTCAACGCCCAAGGACGCCCCAAGGTGTTCGCCGTCAACAACAACGCCGGGACGGGTGACGCCATCCGGGGGGCGCGGGCAAAGATGGCCGGGGTTCAACCGGGAGTTGGGGACATGTTCCTTCCGTTGGCGCGTCACGGCGTCCATGGGCTGTTTGTGGAAATGAAACAACGGAAGTTTAAGGGCAAGAAAGGCGGAGGGCTTCAAGACGTTCAAGTTGATTTCCGCGCCCAAGTTCACGCGGACGGGTTCGGGTATGCCGTCGCCTACGGATGGGAGGAAGCCGCCGCAATCCTCCGGCAATACCTTGCCCCGCCGCCAAGGTAAACAAACGCCTTGCGCGGCGCGTGGGGGGCGTGGTAGTTGTCCCCCATGGCAAGAACCGCAACGGCAAGAGCGGGGACAGGCAAGGGGACCGCCAAAGCAAAGGGGGGAACCAAGCCACCCCCGAAGAAAACCCCGAAAAAGACCGCAAGGAAGCGGGCAAAACGCGCCCCCAACGGACAGGGCAAGAACCCCCCCACGCAACAAGCCTTCCTTGCCACGGTCAAGGCGGAAAACCCAACAATCACGTCCGAAGCGTTGGCGGAGCAATTCAAGATTCCTTTGGAGGACGTGGCGCGGATGCGGCATTTCGTCCATGAATATATCAAGGATTTCAACGCCACGCAAGCCGCCTTGCGGATGGGATACGCGGAAGACTTCGCGGGTTCAACAGGGTTGTTGTTGTTGCATCATTCCTTTACGCAATTGCGGCTTGGGGAGGTATTGGACAGGATGGAGGCGGACGCAATCGTTGGGGCTTCAACAATCATGGCCGGGCTGTTGAGGGAAGCCAACCAACCGGATTCATTTTGCGCCAACTCGTCAAGCCGCATCAAGGCTTGGCAAACCCTCGCCAAAATCAAGGGCATGGACGCCCCCCGCGCTCCCGCCCCGAAGGACGCCACCCCCGGCGGCGGGGTGATGCTTGTTCCCATTGCCGTTCACCCGGAAGAGTGGGAGGAACACGCCCGCCGCTCCCAAAAGGAATTGAAAAACGCCGTGATACTGGACGCGGAAATCGTTCGTTGACGTATGGAAGGGGAAGACATGCCGCCGGGAACGTGGGACGCTTTGGAGGACGCGGCGGAAATGTTGAACCGCTCCGGCTTGGGATATATCTTGACGGTTGGACAGGGCGGAAGCCGGATTGCGCGGACCCGAACGAACGCCATGGACATTGAAGCCCTTGATTGGCTGGACAAGCGGGCGCGGGAGAACGTGGAAAAACTACGTTGGGAGGATTACGCGGAATGATTGCACCGGCCACGGTTGAGGACGCCCCGCCGGAAGTTGTTTGGAAGCCCTTGCCCGGTTCCCAAGCCCTTGCCGTGGCTTGCCCTTGCAACGTTCTTCTTTACGAGGGAAGCCGGGGACCCGGCAAGACGGATTCGCAAGTGATGTTTTTCCGTTCCAAGGTGGGGAAGGGATACGGCAAGTTTTGGCGCGGGGTAATCTTTGACCGCGAATATAAGAACCTTGATGACCTGATTTCCAAGTCCGAACGTTGGTTCCCCCAATTCAAGGACGGGGCGCGGTTCCTCCGGTCAAAGTCTGATTACAAATGGGTTTGGCCAACCGGTGAAGAGCTTCTTTTCCGCCAGTTCAAAAAGGAAACGGATTACTGGAATTACCACGGACAGGAATTTCCTTTCATTGGCTGGAACGAGCTTTCCAAGTTCCCCACCGCCAAGCCGTTTGAGTTGATGGCGTCTTGCAACCGCTCCGGCTTCATTGCGGCGGAGCATACGCCCAAAGACGAAAACGGAAGATATAAGACGCCGGACGGGAAGCCCTTGCCGGAAATGCAACTCATTATATTTGCCACAACGAACCCATACGGGCCGGGTCATGGTTGGGTGAAAAAACGCTTCATTGACCCGGCGGACCCCGGCCAAATACTTGAAAGCTTCACGAACGTTTACAACCCCCGGACAGGGAAGCGGGAGGACATTAAAAGAACGCAAGTCCGCCTTTTCGGTTCCTACCGGGAAAACAGGTATCTTCCGCCGGAATACGTGGCGGTTTTGGAATCCATCACGGACCCGAACCGGCGAAAGGCGTGGTTGGAAGGGGATTGGAACATTGTTGCCGGTGGAATGTTTGATGACGTTTGGCGGGAAAACGTCCATGTCATTGACGATTTCAAAGTCCCGAAAGCTTGGCGGATTGACCGCGCCTTTGATTGGGGTTCCAGCCATCCTTTTTCCGTTGGTTGGTATGCGGAGGCGAACGGGGAAGCCGTGACGTTGAACGATGGGACGATATTTCAACCCCGGCGCGGTTCAATCATCCGGTTTGCGGAATGGTATGGGACGCAAGAAGCCGGAACGAACGAGGGCTTGCGTATGAGCGGGCCGGACATTGCCGCCGGTATCATGGAAAGGGAAATGAAGATGATGAAGGCGGGGACGATTTCCACAATCCCGAAGCCCGGCCCGGCGGATGGCCAGATTTACCAGACAACCCAAAGCGACGTTGCCACCATTGGAACGAAGATGGCGGCGGAGGGCGTGGAATGGATACCGGCCAACAAAGCCCCCGGTTCCCGGATAAACGGCTGGCAACTCGTCCGGGACGCTATGCGGAACGCGGCAAAAGGGGAAGGCGCGGGATTGTATTTTACAAAGTCTTGCCGCCATGCTATCGCCTTGATTCCAACAACCCCAAGGGACGAGGAAGAACCGGACGACGTGGACACGTTGGCGGAGGACCATATCCCGGATGAAGTAAGATACAAGTTGCTTGACGCTTCCCGGAAATGGGCGGTATCAATCAAAACGAAACACCCCACTTGATACCAACCAACGCCATGCCCGCCAAACCAAAACTTAGCACGGTTCCACCGTCCGCCGTCCCGGCCATTTCGGCCAAGCATCCGAAGTTCAAGGACTTCTTGCCCTTGTGGGAACAAATCCGGGATTGTATCGCCGGGGAAGCCGCCGTGAAAGCGGCAAAGACGAAATACCTTCCCCGCCCGAACGCGGAAGACTCTTCCCCGGAGAATACGAAACGATACGAGGGATACATTGCCCGCGCCGTCTTCCACAACGTCACGGGGCGGACTGTTGAAAACATGGTGGGGCAATGCTTCGCGGTTGACCCCGTTTATACCGGCCCGGAAGCCCTTCAACCTGTCATTGATGACATTGACGGGGCGGGCGTATCCGCAACCCAACAGTCCAAGAAAGCCCTTGGCATGGTTGTTGCCTACTCCCGCGCCGGTTTGCTTGTCGATTACCCCAAGACCAACGGGCCGGTTTCCATCCGTGACGCGGAAGAGGGCGGCATTCGGGCAAAGGTGTTGCTTTTCTTCCCTTGGCAAATCATCAATTGGCGGACAACCCTTCAAGGCGCAAAGTCCAAGCTTTCCCTTGTTGTAATCAAGGAAGATTATATTGCGGAAGACGATGGGTTTGAAACCAAGATTGAAGAACAGTTCCGCATTCTCCGCTTGGTCAACAATGTTTATTCCGTTGAAATCTGGCGTCCCATGGTTGAGGGCGGCGGCTTCAACCTGTTTGAGCAAGCCACCCCGGCGGACGGTTCCGGCCAACCCATGCAAGAGCTTCCTTTTTGCTTCATTGGCGCGGAAGCCAACGATTCGGAACTTGAAAAGCCTTTGATGCTTGATATTTCTTTCCTTAATCTTGGGCATTACCGCAACTCCGCCGATTACGAGGAAAGCGTTTACATGGTGGGGCAACCTACGCCTTGGCTTGCCGGTTTGACGCAATCATGGGTTGATGACGTGTTGAAGGGGAAAATCATGTTGGGTTCCCGCTCTTGCGTTCCACTCCCCGAAGGCGGGACGGCGGGATTGTTGCAAGCCAACCCCAACACGCTCCCCAAGGAAGCAATGGACCAAAAGGAAGAGTTGATGATTGCGCTTGGCGCAAAGCTTGTGGAAAAGCGGGAAGTGAAGGTGACGGCAACCGAAGCAGGGTTGAACGAAGCAAGCGCAACTTCGGTTCTTGCCGGTTGCGTGGCCAACGTTTCCGCCGCCTACGCCCGCGCCCTTGCTTGGGTGGCTTCGTTCCAAAACGTCACAATCCCCGAACCGGCGGACGGCATGGACGAGGGTTTGCTTTTTGAACTCAACCGGGAATTTGCCGTTGCCCGTCTTTCCCCGGAAGAACAATCTTCCATCATGGGGCTTTATACCGGGAAACTCATTACATTTGAGGAAGCGCGGGACAAGCTCAAATCCGGCGGCGTTGCGTATCTGGACGATGAAGACGCCAAGGACCAAATGGCGGACGAGGAAGAGGCGGAGCTTGCCCAGGCGCAACAGGAACTTGACGCCCAAACGGCGGCGCAAGAGCGGCTTCTTGCCGCCAAGGGGCAACCTCCGGCCAATACCCCGCCCGAAAACCAACCCCCCGCCGTTTAAGCCATGCCCCACCCCGTTGACCTTGTAACCCGGCAACAGGTATATCTTGAACGCCTGAAATCCGGTCTTGTCCGAAATTACGGGACGGCGCAAGAATCTTTGCGCCGCCGCATCCGGCAAGTATTGGCGGCGGTGGAAGCCGGGAACCTTGGGGAGCTTTCAAAGCGTGATATATCAAAGTTGATTCTACAACTTCGGGAAGCGCAAACCGGAATCACGTTGGCGGCAATGGACGCGTTCCTTGACGAAATGCCGGGGCTTGCCGCCTACGCTGCCGGGTTGGAAATTGCCCAACTGTCCAAAGGTGTTTTCCCAACCCCGCGTTTCAACGCCCCCACCGCCAAGCTTGCCTTTGACCGCGCCCTTGCCGCCCCTGTCCAAGCCACCGGGGAGCTTTTGGAATCCTTCGTGAAGACTTGGGCGCAAGGTGACGCCGTGAAGGTGGGGAACGTTGTCCGCAACGGATGGGCGCAAGGCAAGACGCTCCAACAAATGATTCGGGAGGTTGTGGGAACCAAGGCGGGAGGATACAAGGACGGGGTTCTTGACGTGTCCCGCCGGACGGCGGGGACTGTCATTCAAACCGCAACGCAACACGTTGCCAACGCCGCCCGGATGGAGGTTTGGGAGCGCAACGGCGATTTGGTCAAGAAATATCAATGGGTTTCCACCCTTGACCGGCGGACAACCCAACAATGCAAGAGCTTGGACGGGCGGCAATTTGAAGCGGGGAAAGGACCAATGCCGCCGATACATCCAAACTGCCGTTCAACAACCATTGCCGTTTTGGGTTCGGAATGGGATTGGCTGGACGAGGGCGGAACCCGCGCAAGCTCCGGCCCGAATCCCGGATATGTCCCGGCGGAGGAAACTTATTACGATTGGCTTAAAAAACAGCCCGCCGAATTTCAGACCGTCGCGCTTGGCCCAACCCGCGCAACCCTGTTCCGAAACGGGGGCTTGACCCCGGAGCGGTTCGCGGAATTGAATCTTGGGCGTGACTTTGAACCCTTGACCCTTGCCGAAATGCGCCGGATTGAACCGGAGGCGTTCAACCGGGCGGGGCTTTGATATATCTCCAACAACCA